TTTCAAAAAATCTGTAATTATCTCTCTATTCTATCTACAGTCCTTGTTTTGGGAATCATGGGGGGTGGTTTTTTCACATATAAATATGTCTCATCTGAGCAGTTCAAGAATAAATTAATGAATGAGGTGCTTGGAAACGTACAAAACCTGATGCCTAAAATGTTAGATAATAATTTACCAGACCTAACAGGGCCATCACTACCAATACCGTCAAAGAAAATTGGTCTATGATCTTTGGATTTTTTAAAAAATTAATTAAATATTATATTGATAAACTTGTGTCTTGGATAAGAATAAAAAAATTACAACTTGAATTAGATAGTGAGATAAAAAAATATCATGATGATATTGATGCAAAAATGACAAAACCTAAAATTATCGAAAAAGGTAAATTTGGGGAAGATGGGTGGTCTATTTCTATTGGAGATATAGAAGATGGAGATACCTGAGATAAATATTCCTGAAATTCCACAGATAAATGTAAACACTCATATCTCGACTCCTTTACCTGTTTTAAATGTACCATTACCGAATATAGATCTCCCTGGGTGCGTTAAGACACACAGAGATGCTTCAGTTAAAAATACACAGATAATAGAAGATGACGTAAATGGAGCGTTTTATAGTTGCCCCGAAGGTAAGATTCCCTCTTTTGTACCAATAAATTATGATCGAAAAAAAATAGAGATTGTTGAGCAAAAACAAGAAAGCCCTCCAAGTACACCTCATATCCCAGAAGCAAAAAACCCTGAAATACCTGATATTCCTAAAGAAAAAGAAACAATAAAATTAGAACCCTGCCCTGGCAAAAATAATCAAAGGGTTGGAGACTTTCGTAACGAAAAACGGTTAGAACGTGTCATCGGCCATGAAAGGGGTGATGATGGGGTAGAGTGCATCACTTTATATGAAAAAGTCGATTTTGTGGAGCAATACATTCCAGAAGTTTCTACTGTTGTATCTACTGCTGTTATTGGCTTGGTCGCTGCCAGTTCTCCACTTTTACTTAATATCATCAAACCATTAGTTAAGAATATCGTAAAAAAACTTACAAAGAAAAAAGATAAGGTAGAATAATTTTTAGACAAGTCTTACCACAGCCCGTGGCTTGTCTTAATCTTTTACGATGGTTAATATTAAAATGGTGGTCTAAGTAGGTAGGTTTTCATTGTTTCCTATCTACTTTTCTTTTAATATTTTGTGAGTGTGAGGTAATACTTGATTTGCTTTTGGTACTAAATAAACATCTTTGCAGATATTAAAGAATGGACTATCTGTAGTCAGCATTATTCCCTCCTGTTTTAATTTTCCACATTCACGGATTCTTGCTATCTGCCAATCTAATCGTTTATTTTCAAGCACTTGTTTCTGTATATTTATCTGTGTGTCAGCAGCAGATTTACATTGATTCTGTAATCCACGATCTAATGGAATACTAAAACTTGCAGAAATTCCAAAATTTAAAGCATAACTGTCTTTATTTGTTCCTGAGTAGTTTTTTTGATTGAAAAGCACATTACCTGGATTGTCTGGAACACCATTATCATCAGCATCTGTTGGATCATAAAAAGGTGTCTCATAATAATCCCGATAAGGTTTTTGGTAGTTTGCTCCAAATGTAGTGAATGGGCTGATTGTAAGAGTTGGCCCTTGACAAACAATATTCCCACCATATTGATTAGTTGTCATATTACCAGTAAGCGACTGGATTGCCATGTTTGTAACACTGCCATTATTTGATTGACTTACAGCATTGGCTAAAACCTGTGTTGGTGATAGCAGAATTATTGAGAGAACACTGATGTACTTGTGACCACAGATTGAGATTCTATATTTCTTTGGATCACAGTAACGTTTGAAACCCCTCCAGGCGCACGATAGGTTTCCGTGAACTGAAATGCGTTTCCAGAATTTGGATTTGTCAGGCTGAATACTGGTTTGTTTCCGTTTGATAAGTCTAATCCTGTCCATGTATAGCTTTGACCATTTACTGACCCATTAACATCCGTTGTATTTGGAGCGACTGATCCATCGGTTGAGATTCCCATTCCAGTAACAGTGTACTCATAAGAATCACCGTGATAATCTGTAGAAGTAATAGTCTCACTGATTGAGGTTGTTGTATTTGTGGTACTGCTAAGAGTTCCAGTTGTGAAATTTGGTACAACAGGCTGTGATTTAACAGGTATGGCATACAACAAAAGCAGCAATAAGAGCTTTTTCATAAATCATCTTATAGTTAACTCCGTTACAAATTGTCCTGTAACAGTAGAACCTGCCCCACCTTCGCTTAATCCTGTGATCCCGTGACCTGATGTGATAGATCCAGCAAAACCATCTCCACTTCCAGCTACAGTTGAAATTACACTACCAAAGTTGGGGACTGTTCCAGCAGTAATATTGCTGTTACTGCTTGGAATAGCGTCTGGTGCTGTAAATGACTCTGATAATGACCATGTGCTGGCACAGTTAGCAGGGGTTTCTCCACAGCCATTTATAGAATAATCTCCAGCATTAAGAGTAACTGCACCATCACTATTTACAGTTAAACCTCCGATCTGATCGTTTGAATCACTTGTCCCAATATTGCTGCCAGAAGCACTATATGACGCACCAATCCGTGTTGCCTGTGTCATAGCAGCGTCAACTTTTACACTAACGCTAGATGTAAATTTTGAAGTTATATCAGCATAAGCTGGTGCTGATACTAAAAATAGGAATAAAAGTAGTTTTTTCATTTTTTTGTGGGATCAACTTTGATTACGTCAGGTTTTGTTGTGACGATCTCTAATGGCTGTTTTATTATGATAGTTTGAGTGCCACCATTAGAGTTACCAATAACACCATTTTCTCCTTCTTCTTTCTTTTTCTTTTTAGCTCCTTGTGCTGCATTAACACTTATTCCTAGCCCACCTAAAATGTTTCCTAAAAGTCCAGCAGCAAATGTGCTATCGACTCTTGGTTGATCTGGTATGTCTATTCCAAATAATTTATTGGGAAGTTTTATATATCCAAGAGACAAAACTAATAAACACCAAGTTAATATAAATGCTTGTGCAACAGTAGAAACTAAAAAGGTAATTTTTTCCTGATAATCAGGTTTATCATCCTCTATTTGCTTTGTTTTTTCTGGTAAATCTTTCGGTTTCTCTGCCATAACTGGGGTTTATTAGTCATACTATACATAAATATAGCTTAAATCAATGCCAGAGGTACACGCAGCACTGATTGGGGCAGCAGCCACCGCCTTTCTCATGGTTTTATCTAATATAAGCAATAGAAGAGAGAGAGATATTAGAGAAATATTCAACCGAATCAATCAGCTAGAAAAAGCCGTAAGTCGTATTGAGGGGCAGAATCGCTAATCTTTGGTATGTTTGGGAAAGAACACAAACTTTTATGTCTAAATTTTTAATCAACCTGTTCATCAAGTTCGGCAAATCGCAGAGTCTACGAAAAGCGTGTTTGTCGCTTTTGAAAGACTTGGCAGCTAAATCAGACAATGACGTTGATGATGCCATCGTCAAGATGATTGAAGAAAAACTCTTCCCAGTAAAATGAAAAAGAGAAAATTTCTTAACATCGAGATAGAAGATGCTCCATTGGAGCTTGAGCTATCGGTGGAACAGAGATGTCGTGACATCTTGGCCTCTGATGATATTTACAGTATCAAACGATATTGCACTCATCTGGTAAGACATCAAATGAAACAGGATGTATTTCTTGCATCCTTACTAGGCCGACTTGTAGAACTTGAGGCTTTTTTTGCCACCCATCAGCAAAAAAAAGATAAAAAAGGATTTATGAAACGCTTCTTTCGTACTCCTTAACTTCTTCTTTTGTAAAATCTTTCACCAATAATTTATCAATCTTATCAATTTCAAAATTAAACTTTAGGATTGATGTCCTGATGTGTTCAGTAACCCATGCACCATCTTTATTTACAACCTGTGCCTTATTCCTATCATTAATGAACACATAATGATCCTGTCCTTTTAATTGGACTTCTAGTAAATTTTTTTCTAAGTTTTTACGTCTGATCTCCTTCAACGCTCTTAACTTTTTTGAATCACTCATTTTCCAGTTCTGTTATCCTTTTATTTATAGCATCATATCTTACACAATATTCCTTAAGATCTAACCGTTCAAACCAAAATTTTTTCTGTAATTCTGCAAGCTGGTCATAATAATTTTTTATTAGGTCTTTATTTTTCATACTTCTTTAAGGTACCTCCAATATTCTTTTGGTAAAATTTTCTTTGCGTGTTTAGTTTTTCTAATGTCTCTTACAAGGTCACGTTTAGCTCCTAAATTACAAGGGTCATGGCCAGAATCAAATACAAGATTCCATTTTCCATTTTCGTCAAATAAAAACCAACGACCACAATGTCTTTGCTTATAGCCAGTAGAATAAACTCTCCAAGGACTTTTCTTAGGCCAAGGTTTTATTTTTTGCTCCATAATTTTATGAGAAGTTCAAGTTCAGCAATTCTTTTCTTTGCTGCTGCGATCTTTTCGGCTGTTGTCATTTTGTGTCCTTGGAATATATTTCCATCCAACTATATCTGGAACAACCATAAAATCTTTTGTGTAGCTTATTAAAGTTGTGGACTCGAGAGGAACACCCCAGCTTCCGTAATCATCGTCATTAATTTTTGTCATAGTTTTTAAAAATATAAGGGGCAAGATGCCCCTATAAATTAGGCTGGGATTGCTTCTGAGCTTCTAGTCTTTACAGGTAATGTAAAGTCATTCACTCTTACCTGAATGGATGCTCCAGCACTGCCATCTCTTTTCTCAAAAGTATTTAGGTTGCCAGATCCTGTAACGGTAATTTGATTACCTTTCTTTATATAGTCCATGACAACATCTCCTCGGTTGCCCCATACAGTGCAATCAATTTGAACAGTCACATCCTGTATGTCTGTAAGTAATCTGAAGTTTGTTACTTTTGTTCCAGTGTTTGTTTCTTTTTGTACTGGATCTGAGGCTAGGTTGCCTACGGCTGTAATGCTTAACATGATAATTTAATTAGTCAGGGTTGTTAGTTTTGTTCTGCCAATCCTCAATATCTTCTCGGTTGTACCGAATAGTGTTATTAAGGATGACAGTCCATTTTGGGCCACTGGGGTGACCTTTGCGAGTTTTGGTTCTCCAAAGTCGCACAGTTTGAGGTTTTACACCAAGCTCTTCAGCTAATTGATCTGAGGTTATAAGTTCATTCATGAATCCTCCTTCTCTAAAATAAGTGTCAGTAATCCATCTCTTTGATCTTCACTAATAGCATTAGTTTCATATCGTTTTGAAATGTTTTTCTTTAACAAACCGAGCTTGTCTTTATTACTTGGTTTATTAATAAAGGCTTCACATTCTTTGATGAACTTATCACTTTCGGATCTATCTATTGGTTTATTACTTGAGACAGTTGGTTTACTATCATCAGGTTTTAACCATGCCTTGTCCTTATCGTATAAAGACAGGCCAAATTGATCTCCAAATTGCATCAGCGCACGTTTTCTTGCATCAGATTCTGCTTCTTTAATCGCTAATTCATGCTTTTCACCAATACTGCCCATGCGACCATGACCAGCACCTGTGCCTTCTCTGACGATATCACCAACAGTGATTTTTACTTTGGCAATATAAGTAATAGGGTTAGTATCTGAAACGCAAAGTGTATAGATTGTTTCCGATGACCAGCCATCAAAACCAAAGATGCGGTTGGCTTCCTGTATAACGTACCAACTTTCAAGGTAAGCTAACTTCTGACCACCGCCACCTGGTCTGTAAGATACATTGTCTTTGTTAATTTTTTGATTCAGCAGTTTTTTCTGCTCTTCATTAAAACTCATTTTTCTAAGGGGGTTGAAAATGCCCATCGGGGCAAGGATAAAGATTGAACTCCTGTTTGACACCAGCTTGGCCAATCATCAAGCAGGCGACATTCGGCAATCTTATCTAGAGCTTCTCTAGACAGTTTTTGCCCTTCTTGCAACGCATCATCATCAAGCTCCCATAACCCGACATCAAATGGATATTCAGATTGCACCACAAGAAAGATAAATCTTTTTGCTGATGGAATACCTGATAAATAATGAGCGCATTGAAGATGATACTTAAAATTAGCAACAGCCTTTGCAAAATCTCTGGGGTTTGCTCCTGTTCTACTGGTTTTTAAATCTACAATAGTTTCTTTATTCAACCAATCTGGCCTGCACTTACAAGTCAAACCAGAGGTGGTATCTTCCCACCAATATGATTTCTCTGCAATACCAAAACTCAATAATTTCTTGGCATGGGGTTCTGCAAATACCGCATCTCTCATCTTGATGGCATTTGCCATGTCAGATTCAGTAACAGCAGTCATGCCCTTTTCTTCAGCTTCTTTTGCCTCTTCCTTACCTTTTTTGGTAGTCCTTGATGATACTGCAACAAACCTTTTTGTCAGTTCATCAGGTTCTAAGACGGCACAATGAGTCAATGTTCCGAGCAACATTGCACTTGTCGGTTTATGTTCTGGCCTTTCAGGATTTAAAAAAGAGTTCCAGTAAGCCTTAGGGCCGTGAGATACCATTACTTTTTGCATTGATGCTGAGATCGCATCATCAGCATGGTATTTTTCGTTTGAAATTTGGATTGATCCTGTTGTCATCATTTAAATCCTAAATAAGTGGAGCCTTTATGTTGAAGGATTGTAAAAGTAGAAATCTTTTCGCATTCTTCACAAGAAAACTCAATAGAAATAGCACCTCTACATCTTGTGCTTGGATTTTGTTCTTCAGGTGTTTTTTCAACTTTTAAATTTTGATATTCATCAAAAATAGTAAGGCAGTCACTTTGTTGATCCTCATTTGTAGACCAGATTCGATAAGCCTGTTGATGGAGATACTCACAGTTACAAAAAGGACAGCAAAGAAATTCGTCATAAAAACTTGTCATGATTCTGTGTACCTTTTTGTGTGAGGGCCATATTGCATCATTAAACGTGGCCATGTTTTTAAAATAAGTGCTTTATCCTGTGGCATTGCAACAAGACCAGCCTGTGCTAATCGTTTTAAAAATGGTGATGCACTGGGGCAATCAATTACAGATGCAAATGTATTGAAGATTTCTTTGTCGGTCATAGTTAAGATTGGGTTGCCGAGGTCGGAGCGTTCAGGGGTTGGTCGCTTCTTCCTCGGTTGTTTATGGAAGCGTAGACCAAGATCATATTCACTCATCATCGTCTGGCAAGCTCCTCACACGCAGCTTGTACATTAAAAGTGTGGCAGTCTATCTGTGTAGAACGTGTCAATGAATCCGTGAGCGAGATATATCCTATGCCAAAAATGCAAAGATAGAGTAGAGCGTGTTTCATGGGGTTGGGTTTCAGGGGCTTTCTAATAATAACTAACGGTCAACACTTGTCAACTGTTCATGTATATCTTTCACTCTTTGCAGTGGTATAGCAGCACAGGCTGGAATTACTGCATTTCCTAAAGCCTTAAGTCTGTGTGACCGATCTCGAAGCCCATCATCTCCTCTACGAAGGCAGGGTTCAGATGTGTAGCTTCGCCAGTTTGGGGAGAGCAATCTTCGTTTATAACCCCACTTAGATAGCCCTGTTTTTTCATTTTTAAGCTTGATTTGCTCCCTACTTGACCGACTCCCTTCCACTCCGATGCCCTGGGAGTTGGTAGTAGAGAATTGAAAATCTTTACTGACTCTGGATTGACCGCTTCTCTTAGAGTTGCCAGTTGCGTTCTGCCTTTTCTCGAACCCTGCATCTGTCTTTTTATTCCCTCTTTGCTCCTTGGTGGCAAGTGATCCATTGTTGTCGGGGTCGGTAAAGGTTTGTTTATAGGCAACCAGGAACCATCTATCTCGGTGGTGACAGGCTTGCACAGTATCGCTTGCTCGAAAAGTTGACCATTCTGCATTATACCCTCCCTCGGAAAGCTCTCCGAGTACAATGTCCAATCCGTTATTAAGGATCGCTGCCACGTTTTCCAAGATGATGTATTTTGGTCGTACCATGCGTATGACTCGCATGAGTTCATAGAACAATCCAGATCTTGTTTCTTTAGTAATGCCAAGCCTTTTCCCTGCCGTACTGATGTCGGTACATGGGAAGCCTCCACATACTGCGTCAAATTGAAAAGGCTCTGCTGTGAATGTTGTAATGTCATTGTGAATGGGTACGTTTGGCCAATGTTTGTTTAATACTTTTTGACAGTATGGATCAATTTCAATGAATTGTGTAGTTTCAAAACCGCCAACAAGTTTTTCAGCAGCATAAGAAAAGCCTCCTATACCACTGAAAGTGTCTAATAATTTTAGTTTTTTCATTAAATATCTTCTTGCTGTCTGTCCAAAAATTTAAGGCATCTGTTTATAGATTCCAACTCTCTTCCCATTGAAAGAGTAATAAAATGTGTTTTATCAATATGTTTTTTCCTATCAGAAAGCATACGAATCATGTAATCTAAATCTGCTTGGGTCATTTACTAAGTTCCTGTAAAAATTCTTCTGCTTTTTGTTTAGAAGCAAAATATGGTGGACTATTTTTGTAAGTTTTTCCTATCCAAATACCATTTTCATCTTGGATAGTCCATAACCAACATTTATAAATTGCATAAGAATCTTTGTCTTTAATTACTTTAAATTTTGTCATTTACTTAGCCCCAAACCATAGTTTTTATTTCTTCATCATTCAAGTGAATGTGTAAGTTTTGACCTTTGATTAAATCTTGAAGCATAGTTTCATTCAATGGAATGTTCTCTGCAAAATCATCTCTACTTACATCATTTGCTTTATCCCAAACTTCATTTCTATCTAAAGTATTAGGATTATATCCTCTAGCGAAAGCTACTATATTCTTATGACCTTTATAGCAACTCATTACATAGATTCCTTCATCTTTAACAAGCCAAAAAGATTTTTTGTTTGTATGCTCATCTTCATAAGCAGTTTTAAATTCATTAGCTTCAAGAGTTCCTTTAGCTAAATCTCTTAATCTCTTTGTTGATGGAAAAGTAAGACAGTGAACATTTGTGTTGTAATTCATTTACTTAACCTCCTCAAATTTAACTGTTTCTACATACCAACCATAAGTTTCTTCAATCGCATCAACTAATTCTGTATGGTTTTGAGCATCCCATAATAAATTTTTTGTTTCAGCTTCAATCTGTTGCTTACCATTTTCGGTAATAGGTGCATGAAAAGGGTTTGTGTTTGAAGTGTAATCAAACTTAATCTCAGTTACTAATAAAGTCATTTGAGGGGGTTGTATCTATACCTTTTATTATAGTCGAATTATCAACAACTGTCAACAAAGATAAGAGGTTATTTTGTAACCTCTTTTATTAATTTGTTCATTTCAACTATTGATTTATAAATATCAATATCTCCTGAAGGTAAGAATACGTTGTCAATTATTGGCAACTTATTAATAGCTCTGCATTTGCCAACATACTGAGCTTCTAGGTTAAGAAGATGCTTATAAGCTTTTGAATGGTAAGGATCGTTTTTGAAAAGCATTTTTGAAAGGGGTTGATTTACCTTTATATTATATCTGCCTTCAACAAGCGTCAACAAGGTTTCATTACTTTTACATCGAATCCTTTTTCTTTTAACTCTTCAATCCTGTACTTCTGGATTTCACTAAGTCTTCCTTTCGGCCCTTTTACCTCAATAAACTTAACCTCATTAGGTTTCATACAGATCAGATCAGGTAAACCAGCTTTGTTGCACATAATTAACTTGATTACTGTCCACCCTTCTTTCTCGTGCCTGTCGATCAGCTTCTTCTGATATTGAGCCTCTGTCATTTCTATAATGATTGATCGTATAGCTTTCCTTTGATTGTACTACCTGATAAACTTTTGGCTCGATACCCTTCTCTGCAAAAATATAATGAATTTTATTCTTTCTATCCCTACCAAGAAAACTTGCTCTCTCCCTACCCTGCAAATAACTAAGTGCAGAATAATCTATTCCCAAAAAGATTAAGTGATCGGCACTGCTTAAATTGACACCTTCTCTACAACTCTTAACCTGACCGATAAAAACAGAATCGCTTACAGCATTAAATATATCTGGATCATCTGTTGCCCTATGTCCAAAACACTCCTCAAGCATTTTGCCCTCTGCAATAAAACAATATAAAATGGCGATCCTTCCACTAAAATTATTCTTTATATAATCAATCTTGCTTTTATCAAATACAACAGCACCATGTCTTTCTGTTATTACATGGCCGTTATAAATCTGCCTTAATTTGCTCATAACCTTTGCCCCTGTATCAGCAACAACCGATCTTCCTCCAGGTCTGCCAATAACACCGTTTTTCAGTATCCGATAGGCTAGCCTGTATGTTCTATTGGACATCCTTACCATATGAACTTCTTCCTCAACTTCTTGAGTGAAGCCTGCCTCTTTCTGGGTCATCTGTACCGTATAAGGTTCAATATCCTTTAATATTCTGTTTTGCTTGGCATCTGAATAATCTTTTATCACAACACCAGTTCCTACTCTTTTTTCCTTTACATCTACATAATCACTAGCCCACCTGTAAAAGTTCTGATATTTACTCCATAAAAAAGGAGTCAATGACCATTGATGATAAAGCTGACTGAAGCTTTCAGGGCTTGGTGTTCCACTCATCAGAATAATACTGTTATATCTAAGCTGTAAGATATTCTGATATCGTTGAGATGGTTTAGGAAATGCACCCACACTATGAGCCTCATCAACGATGATCATATTCCAGCTTGTACCTTTAAAATTTTTTAACTGTTCAAAGTTAGTTATGGATACTACCCTCTCAAGATTCATTTTTTCAACATCACTTTTTATACTTGGTATTGCCTTTTTTTTAGTGATCACCAACACCTTTTCAAGTGCCATATTCTTTACAACAGATAATGCAACAAGTGTTTTGCCTGTTCTACATTCACCACTTAAATATGCACATTTCTTGATCTGACAAAGCCTGGTCAACTTTCTGCTTGCTGCTTTTTGATATTCTCTTAATTTGACCATTGACCATACTGTATATGGTGGTATCTTACCCTATAGTTACACATAAACAACCCTAGATATGGAACAAGAGCAAACATTAAAGACAATTAATATTCAACTCTCGCAGGGTCAGAT